GCTCTTCGGCGCTCCGTTGCTCACATAACTGCAACGTCATCACCAACATCATGGAACCCCCAGCCGTTAGGCCGGAATAGCGCTTATTGAATCCCACTCCTCACGGAACAGGATCAACTTGTGCTTATCACCCCAGATATCTCTTCTGGACGTGCGCCTCTTCGTACAACTCTTGCGAGTGTCCTCAGGTTCGCTGGATTCGTCTTGCGACTCTTCCATTCGCTTCCAATTGGAGTTCTGCCAATGACCATATAACCCCTCCTGCGGTACCGTCTTTGCCGTAGTAACACGTAACAACGTGCTCTTAGGCATATCCGGCGATACAAGCTGGGTGTCTAGGTTTAAGTCAGTACCTCCCCAAAACTCTGAAGGGACTTCGCTTTTCAACCATTGCCACAGTGGATAACACCATGACGGCGGGTAGGCGATTCGGCCAATATCGACTCTCGTCGACCACGCACGTAGCTGGTTGGCTACACGGATTAAATCCGTAAGGTGCGTGGCAGGCCTCTTCAGATAGAAAGGGGATACGTCTAAGCCATGGAGATAATGCCCACCGCAGGATTCCCGAAAGTTTCCTGTTGTGAAGCTCTTGTCCTTATTGGTCGTAAAACCGAGAACGGACAGAGCCCAAATGACGTCATCACTGCCCTCCGCAGGGCAAATGATATCATCTCCATAAATACTTACACGCCCGGGCGTGCCCATACAGTACAAGGAGGTTCTAGCAATCACATAGAAGAGTAAACTCTCTAATTCGAATGTAAAACCGTTACCCATACTGCTGAACATTTCCGTTTCGACTAAATGTCCGTCAACCCAGACGGACCGGCTTCTAATCTCATTGAGATACAAGAACCAGTCGTCGGGAAGCAAAAGGCGCACGAGTTCAATACTGATAGTATCACTAGCGCTAGACAAATCCAACGTGGCCAAAGCCGCGTCGATGGATCCATCCCTCGCAAGATTTCGGTTAACCGATTGATCATTCAGATCTACTCCGTGACGTTTAAGTTTTCGGCGTATGTGATTGCCGACACCCTTTTGTAGGAACATATTGATATCTGGCTCTTTACAAGCACAGCGATCAATGTCGTTTTTCTTAGGAACGGTGAAAAGTACGGCACCCTCAACAATCCGGAGATCGCTGAAGATAGCGTACGACTGGAAGAAAGGAATATTCCTAGACATAACATCCAAGATAGGGTCCAATCCCTCAGTCACATCGGCCTTCGCGCTGAGCTTAAAGCCAGGATGGCCTTTCGCTCGTTTGCGACTGGTGCTCGCACCCCCGGAGAAAGCGCCCACGGTTATTTCATCCGTGAGCGGTCCGAGGATACCACTTACCATTCGACGACAAACACGTAAGAACTTCGAGAAAGACACTCGCGGAAGTATATTGTATCCGCTATCAAGTGTTCTCAAACGCTCGTTTGTTTGCGCGTTAATCCGATCAGTGTCTAACCACTTCGCGATAGCAGCACTCTTTCGAGAATTCTGCGACTCGGGAGAAGGGTCAGCGTACTTAGTGAGAAATGAATCTCGCAGGTACACGGACGCGAAATCGTCGGAATCAATCAAGGAGGTTAATCCATAGACTAATTCAGAGACGGATGCGGAAAGTTCAACGTTTGCCTCTACATGAGGTTTCTTGTTGTCTTTCCTTGGCTTCGCTTTGGACTGCTTATGCATGACTTATACGTTCCTTATGGATACGGCGAAAAACCGTGACTCTATGAGGTGGGTGGAAACCCGGCTGGCGATACAAGCGAAAGCCTGTAAAGTTGGTCAGCGTGTCTTTCTATGACAACGCGTTCCTTTAGCGACGTAGAAACATCACTCCAGTACTCAATAAGCCACAGCAATACCTGATGGACTCTACCTTCAGGATGGAACCGGTGAGAACTGAGCAAAAACTCAGCCTCACCAATAATTCCATCCGACAGGCCTAGGAGAACGTGGGCGTCGTCAATAAGACGATCGAACCCACAAAATCCTGTAATGAGAGCTATCAGATGCTCGAAATCGGAATCAACTTCACGAATGGATGCCATAATTGTGTCCTTTCAAAGACGCAAGGAGGCGCCCACTAGATTAGTAAATATCCGAGAGTCCGACAACCAGATCATTAATCTGGGTTTGGGAAGCGGAAAGCGAATTGACCATGAGGCCAACGCAATCCTTCCGCTCCTGATCGGTCGAGACGCCGTCGAACGTAAAGTTAACTTCAGCATACGCGGTCCGCACTACGACGGGGGTGGAAACCCCATTGATCGTCTGCGTTTGGACCACCGGAACTGCGAGACGCAGCGACGGTTTGTACTTGTCCTTAGTCTTTGCCAACCGCGCGGTAAAACGCGGGTTACCAGCAGGCACGCTCGTCTTTTCAGAGTACGAGTGCACGCCGGCAGCAGAGCCGTCAGGCGAGTAGGTGTGTGCGACAGGGGTCGCGGCTCGGTCATTGATGACCAGGTTAGCCCTTGCGGACATATACTTTCTCCTATGTGGATGATACCGATAACTAATCGGCGGATTTATAAATTCCGTAGTCCTCGTAGGTTGGACAGCATCAAGGCGAGAGCCTTAAATGGTCTATCTCCCCTAAAGGGATCGGGATCGTACCAAAAACCAGGTGCTGGCCACCCAGACAGAGTTGTCCGAGTGTATGAGTCCTTAATTAGTCGGCCCGTGGCAGGGACGTTGTTGGTCACTTTCGTGCCGCCAACGGTAGATTCCTGCTCGTATCTCGCACGCACACGTTGTCGTGTTGAGACAGATCCGTCAATGAACTGTAAACCGGCCGGGGCCGTCAAAGCCTGAAATACGCTCCCTATTGGAAGCACCCAGTCTAAGACGAAACTCCACCCCGTTACTTCCCACGCTAGTGAGAAGGGGTTTACAAGGCCAAGCTGATTCAACGATCGTAATCCAGCATGAGAGGGCAAAATTTGCCCCCAAACACTGCAACGAGTTGTCTGTAAATCCGTACCGTCGGTAACTCGGGTTAAATGTGACCCGGAGCTATCGTTAAACGATTGCGGACGAACATAATACTCGCGGGTTGAACTGCCCCTCCCATTAATCAGGAGGGGATTCAACGATTGTCGTTTAGCATCTTCTACTAAGGTGTATATGTCTTCGACAAGCGGCTTCCAGCCGTAGACATATGACAGGTATAAGTCAGCTACCGATCGCGGGGTCCCTTTGTGGATTCGCCGAAGATTTTTGTAATCTTCTTTGATCCAAAACATTGGGTCCCGTGATAAGAGCTTTCTCAATTGCCGTCGCTCCCAGGCCTCTCGTAGCCCAAAGGCCAATCCCTGTACGGGATGAACGAGAAGACCGAGGGTACTCCTTAGTGTGGCAAGGTTCTCTGAGACGTTGACCTTTTGGTCCGCCAATTTCAAGAGAGCCTTCGTCGCTGCTTCGTTCTGCATCCCCGATTGAGGGGCGATCTGCTCGGCAAGACATTTTATAGTCGCACCAGAGCTAGACCTTAAGTCCATGTTATTGGAAATAAAGTCTAATCGCCCTCCTCCTGGGGAGCTTCGATAGTAAGACCCACGATATGTACCGCTCACGAGTTTGAGATACTCCTTAATACTTGGAGTCTCGGTCGCGATAGTAAAAGTAGATTTCACCAAAGAAGTCGCTTTGCGGAACTGATTTCCACTAACCGAAATGAATCGACCTGATACCTTATCACTAGACAACGTGGATTTAACCACGAACGGTGTAGAAACCGTACCCTCTGGGTAATACCCAGGAGTAGCCATAGAGTAAGAACAAGTCGCATATTCTCGGTTAAGTGTATTCGCCACGACGCTATTCCTTCTAGGTTGGCAGTTGTGAGCTGGGATACTTTTAGTACCCATCGGACCCCTTAATTGGGGT